CTGGGCGGCCGGCCAGCCTTCGGCCGCTCGGGGTTGGTCAGCTCGACCGGCACCGAGCGGGCGCCGCGCTGGTCGTGGTGCCACTGGGCGCGGGCCACGGCGCGGCCGAACTCGCCGCCGCCCGCGGCGCCCGCGTAGACCACCGACTGGGCGCCGGTTGACACCGACGCCACCGCTGGCTCGGGGTCCAGCGTGGCCGCGTAGGCCGTCCACATCAGCTCGGCGGCCAGGTGCGGGTCGTCGTCCCATGTGGCCGCGGCGATGCGCTCGGCCTCGGCGTAGGGCAGGCCGCCAGGCGTGGGCGGGTCCAGCTTGGGCGCCCACGCCAGCCAAGGCGGGTCCGGGTGGCTCACTTCTTGGCGCTGGCCCTGCTGCTGCCGCCTTCGTCCTCGGCCAGCGGCGTGTCGGGCGGCGGCGCGATGGTGGCCAGCCGGGCGCGGGAGAACGGCTTGCCACCGTTCGGGTTCTTGACCGTGACGGGGTTGATGATCACGCACCCGACCCGTGCCCACACCTTGAGGGGCGTGGTGTTCGACTCGAAGCCGGACAGCAGCACTTGGCCACCTGCGCCGGTCACGACGCCGCTCGGGTCCAGGTTGTACCTGATGTCCTGGCGCAGCCCGATCACTAGGTTCTGCCAGCCGCCCGTGATGAAGTCGTTGGCCACGTTGGACCACGGCTGGTAGACGATGGGCACGCCGTACAGCGTGGGCACCTGCCTGCCCTCCACCTGGTCGATGCCCATCAGCAGCCCGCCGTTCTTGTCGCGGACGCCGCGCAGCACCGACTTGGTGATCAGGTCGGCCGCGCTGCCGGTGACCGCGATGCCTTGCGCCTCGACCATCGCCATCGCCGTGTTCACGCCGTCCACCGCGTCGATGCCGACCGCGGGCACGGCGTTGCAGAAGTCGGCATGGATGAGGCCGCCAGCATTCGGCCGGGGGAAGGTGAGCGGTGCGCCGACGCCGAACAGCACGGCGTTGTCGATCGCCACCGCGATGGCCTCAGCGAGCCTTGGCCGTACCCAGCCCCACAGGTTGATGGTGCTGTCTTCGAGGTAGGCGTCGGGTATGGCCGTGATGGCGGCGACTTCCTCGGCGTGGACCGTCTTGGGCTCCAGCATCACGTCGGTCCACGGCTTCTTGCTACCGGGGGCGCCTGTGAAGCTGGCGGTGGGCAGGGTCTTGGGCACCGGCAGATCGGTGATCGCGGTACCCATCGGCAGGATGTTGCCCAGCTGGAGAACGATGCTCTGCTGGATGGCCTCTTGGATGATCTGGGCCGAGAACTCTTGCGGGATGACCCCGGAGAAGTCAAGTGGGTGCGCCATAGCTGCGCGCGCTCCTTTCAGGCACGGCAAATTGGGAGCGCCGCTTTACGCGCCACCACGGCCTGCGCAGGCATCGCGCCACACGCTGGCCGGGCCTCGGGAACGCCCTCGCTAGGCACCCGGATTCGGCTACCGGCTGCCCGCGGGATCGACCGCACGGGCAACACGGACAGTATGGACCGGCCGGTGACAGGCTGTCGAGCAGCCGAGCGCGGCCACCGACAGACCGTGTGCGAATCCGCCCGACTACCAAGGCGAACCCCGTTCACGCTCGCCTCTATGTGACTACAGCGAACAGGGGGGGAGAAGCCGACAGCGGCCGACTCAGCCCCGTCTCGGGGGATGCCCGAATCCGGGGGGTCGGCGGGCCGCGAGGTTACCGTCTGTGGTCACCAGCAGCCGCAGGCGCCGCCCGAAATCGAGCACGCGGCACAGCCGGGAGCACCACAGCGAGCCGGGCCGGGCCGGGCGGTGCAGGCAGTTAAGGCACAGGGGCGCGTCGTCGGCGTCCCCGTGGTCGGCCTCGGTCAACGGTCAGCGGGTGCGCTGGATATCGCGCAGCCAGTCGCGGTTACCGTCGCCTTGCGGGCCGGGCATGGGTCCGGGTGGCACGCGGCCGGGTGGCGGGGGCACGGCGGCCAGCTGGTCCACCAGCTTGGCGATGGCCTTCTTGTCGGGCTGGCCGTCCTTGACCAGCTTCTCCAGATCGAGCACGGCCAGCGCGGCCTCGGGGTCGGCCAGGCGGCTGGTGGCCTGCGCCCGGAACTCCGCGGCGGCCAGCTGCCGCGCGTGCTCGGCCGCGGCCTCGGCGCGGCCTTCCTCCTTGGCCTTGGCTATCGCCTTGTCGGCGTCGGACATGCCCTGCTGGCGCAGCTGCGCCAGCTCGGCGTCCCGGTCGCGCGCCTCGCGGCGCAGCTGCGCCACGGTGGCCTCCAGCCGCGCCACGCTGTCCGCGGCCGGGTCGGCCGGTGGCGCTGGTGGCGCTGGCGGTGCCGGGGGCTGCGGTGCCGGGGGCTGCGGCGCCGGGGGCGCGGGTGGCGGTGGCGCTGGTGGCGCCGGGGGCGGCGGTGTGGTCATGCTGGCTGGCCTCCTTCTGGCACTGGCACGTTACCGGCTCGGGTAGCGGCCTGAGCGGCGGCCAGCTCGCGCATCTTGGTTTCGAGCTCGGCCGCGGCCAGGCCGCGCCATCTCTCGATTTCCTGCTGGGTCGCGCCGTACCGCTCCCACAGCGCTTCCACCGGCACGCCCAGCGTCCGCATCTTGACCAGGCTGTCCACCAGCTGGCCGATGCTGCGGGTCTCGAAGTCGGCCCACTGGGTCTCGGCCTGCACGTCGGTGGCGCCAGGGCGGCCGGTGAGCGTGAACGCGGTGCGGATCGTTTCCTCCCACGCTTCCCCGATGTGCAGGCTGCGGCGCCGCACCTTGGCCACCAGGCCGGCCTCGGCCGCGCGGATCGCGTCGGCTGACAGGTTGACCAGCTGGCCGGTGAGGTAGTGCATCGGCGTTTGGGTGGCCGCGGCCAGCATGGTCACGTCCTGGTCGGTGCTGGCGATGTAGCCTGCCAGGTCCGAGGGTGGCAGCGACCCGAACTTGCCCTCGGCGTTCTCGTTGGTCAGCAGCCGGTTGACGCCCATCTGGAAAGGCGCCTGGACCTTGGTGACCTCGCCGCCGTCCTCGGTCTTGATCACCTCGCGGGCCAGCTTGATGCCGGTGGCCCACACCTGCCTGTAGGCGCCGAAGTCGCCAGCGACGCAGCGGTTAAAGATGGTGGTGTTGATGCGGTCTTGGAAGCTGATCGCGGACACCAGCTCGCTGCGGCCGGGGCCTAGCGTGCGCGGCTGCGGCACAATCTCGATCAGGCCGATGACGCCGGTCGGGTTCGGCTCGATGACCGGGCGCTGCCGGTCGGCGCGCGGCGGCCAGGTGGCTACCTCGTCGGCCGTGATCAGCCATTCGGTCCAGCTGGTTTCGCCGGGTTCGCGGTAGCGCTTGTATCCGGCCAGCCGCTTGCGCCGGTTGCCCGGCACGTACACCACGCACGCCTGCACCGGGCTCTCGACGCTGATCGTGACGCCGGTCGGGTTGTCCTCGTCGGCCTGCACCAGCACCAGCGATTGGCCGGTGATGATGGCGTCGGTCTGCACCAGCTCGGCGTCGGCGTCCATGCTGCTGGCCTGCCAGATGGTCCAGGCCGCGGCGGTGTCGGCGGTGTTGCCGAACCGGAAGCCGGTCACGGTCAGCCGCTCGGCCACGGCGTTGGCGATCACCTCGCACCAGTTGGCGTTGCTCTCGGCCAGGAAGGCGCGGAAGGTCTCGCGCTCCTTGGTGTCCATCAGCGCGATGATCCCGGCCTCGTTGTCGTAATACTGCTGGTAGAACACGGCCCGCGCGGCCTGCTCGTCCAGCTTGATCGACGCGGCCTGGCGCAAGGCGTTCAGCTCTGCCAGTTCCACCAGCTACCTCCTAGAAGCCAGCCGCCGCGTAGTCGGGTGCGGCAGCGTGCCGGATGGCCCGGTCCAGCGCCATGATCCCGGCCACGATGCTGTCGATCTTGTCACTTGACCGGGCCTTATCGGGTTTCAGGTTGCCCGCGGGGTCGGTGCGGACCATCAGGTTGCCCGCCTGCCAGCGCGCCACGGGGTTGGCGCCGTGCCGGTACGCCTGGCTGGCCACCAGCCGCAGCAGCTCCTTGGTCGGCCCCGACATGGCGGCGAACCCTTGGCCCACCTGGAGCAGCGGGAAGCCCTCGTCCAGCAGGTCGGTGGCCAGTTGG